CTGGCGAAGCGCGCGGCGTAACGCCGCGTCTGCGATGAGCCTCCAGCGCCGGCCGGCCCCCACCCGGCCGGCGCCTCCCATTTCTACGAGGTGATCGATGGCCGAACCCGTCTCCCTCGAACTCGCCCGCGCGCATCTGCGTGCTGGTGATGACGAAGATGCCGTTATCGAAAGCTGCATCGTCAGCGCGCGCGGCTGGGTCGAAAATTATACCGGCCAGGTGCTCACACCGCGGCGCGTATCGGAGGCGATCGACCACTTCACCGACCGTCTGGTCACCTGGCCGATCGCCAGCGTTTATCAGGTCACATATGCCGATGCCGACAGGGCGCGGGCGACGCTGTCGACTGACGTCTATGACATCGCTGCCGTCCGGCGGCCGGCGATGCTGACGCTCAAGAGCGGACAGTCCTGGCCGCGCGTCGCCAGCGGCCCCGGTCAAATCATCGTCGATGTCGATGCGGGCTATGACACTCCGGCGGACATCCCCCCTGGGATGGTGCGGGCAATGCTGATGTTGATCGGCGGCTATTATGCAGATCGCGAGACAGGCGGTCTGGCGAGCGAGGTCGAGACGGCGGCCCGTCTGGCCTGCGGAGCCGCCGCGCGTGGGTGGCGGCTGTGATCCTGCGCGCGGGCGACCTCGACCGCCGGGTCGACATCCAGCGGAAGACCAGGGCGACCGGCGTCCGCTCGGCGGGCAAGGGCACATGGGGCACGATCGCGACCGTTTGGGCCGAGGTGCGCGATATGCTGCCGAGCCGCGCCGAGCGGCTGGCCGAGGGCGTCAGCATCGCCCGGCGGCCAGCCCGGGTCCGCATGCGCTATCGCGAGAACGTCACGCCCGACATGCGCCTGCAGATGGGTACGCGGCTCATGCGCATCGTCGCCGGTCCGATCGAGCTCGGCCGCCGCGAAGGCATCGAGATGGTGGTCGAGGACTACACGGCCGCCGGTGAAGACCCCTGAAACTGAAAGGACTGTCCATGGCCAAGGTGAAGACCCTCGTCGATTTCCACGACAAGACCAACATCGACCCCAAGACCGGCTTCGCGAAGCTCGTCCCCGCTGGCACGACGATCGACCTTGACCGCGACCGGCACGTCGAGCTCGCCGCGCGCCGCATCGTGCCGAAGCCCGGCGAGGTCGTCGAGGAAGCACAGTCGGCCAACGGCGGCAGCAAGTAACGCCCCTCCAGGCGTGAACCGCGGGGCGGCGGCCCGTATCCGTCGCCCCGCACCCCATTCCATGAGGTCGCGCCATGCCGATAAGCGAGATCAGAGGGCAGCGCGACCTTGAAGCCTTCTTTCGGTTGGCGGATCAGCGGACGATCACCAACCTGCTTCGCGGCGGCATGCGCGCGGGAGCGAAGATCATCGCCGAAGAGGCGGCGCTACGCGCATCAAACTCCCTCGTCGCACGGTCGGTCGGCATCAGCAGCGCGCGCGCACGGCCCGACGGAACGGTCAGCATCCGGATACAAACCAGCGGAGAGGGTTCCTATCTCGCCCCATGGCTCGAATATGGCACCGCCGCGCACGCGATTCTTCGGACGGGGGTGCTTCTCCTGACCAAGAAGCGGAAGGGACTGACCGCTGACGATGTGAAATCGATCAGGTCCGAAGCCCACAACCGCTCGCTCAAGATCGGCGATCGATATGTCGGCTCGGCCGTCTGGCATCCTGGCGCCAAGGCGCAGGCATTCCTTAGGCCGGCATTCGACGCCCGGATCGACGACGCGGTCGACGCAATGACCACCTATGTCGCCGCCCGCTTCAACAAGGAGGGCCTGAAACAGGCTGCTATGGAGATGGAGGAAGCATGAGCGGGGTCTGGGTGCTGGGCGAGCTGCTGACCGCTCACACTGGCCTGGTCGCGCTGCTCGGCGACAACATCAAGGGCGGCGCACTCGACACGGTTCCGTCCTTGTCGCTGAACCGCATAAGCCGGCAGCGGCTCCCCGCGCTGTCGCCCGGCGCGAAGCGCTGGACCGAGCGTGTGCAGGCGAGTGCGCTGGCCAGGAACTACGAAGAGCAGGTTGCCATCATCGCCATGGCGCATGAGGCGGCCGACTATCAGATCGGGGCCTTCGCGAGCGTGGTCGACGTGTCGGTGACGCTTGCCAACGACGGCCCCGATTTCATCCTGACCGACCCCACCGTCTGGGGCGGCAGCTGCGATTTCATCGTCTCCTACACCGAGACCTGACCCCGATTGCCGTCCGGCAATATCACCGCCCGCACTCCGCGGGCTTCTCTTTGATGGAAGGAAAAGCCCATGTCCGTGAACACGGCTGCGGGAACGAAATATTATGTCTCGGCCAACGCGCCGGCGACCTATGACGGCACTGGCTACGCTGCGCTGACCTGGACCCAGGTCGGCGAGATCACCAGCATCGGCGAATATGGCCGCGAATATACCGAGGTGACGCATCAGCCGCTCGCCTCGCGCGCGCAGCAGAAGCTGAAGGGCGGATACCAGGAGGGCACCATGCCGCTCGGCCTGGCGCTCGACACCGACGACGCCGGGCAGATCATCATGCGCGCGGCCGTCAATTCCGACACCGCGATCAGCCACAAGATCGTTCACCAGAATGGTGACGTCGATTACTTCCGGGGCCTCGTCTACTCGTTCAAGAAGAACCCGGGCGAGCTGAACAACGTCGTCAGCGCCACCACCAACATCGGCATCACCACCAACGCGGCGGGCGTCGGCATCGTCGAGGTGCTGGCCGCCTAACCCGTTTCCGGCCCTTTCTCTCCCTTGGGGGCCGGGAAAACCGCGCCGGCTCGTCCTGTTCGCAGGCCGGGACGGGTCGGCGCACCATTTCCTCCTGCGAAAGGTTCAATCCATGGACATCACGAAAAAGGCCGTCGTGGCCGCCGCCTTCCTTCATCTCCGCTCGGCCGACGACGTGCCGATGTACGAGGATGGCCCCGACGGCCAGCCCGACCTGTCGAAGAAGGTCGCGATCGAGCTGCACGGCCCGGGCTCCGCGCCCTACAACAAGGCGCAGGCCGCCGCGCAGAACAAGATGCTCGAGTGGATGCGCCGGAAGGGCAAGGTCGAGCTGACCGCCGAGGAACAGCGCGCCGAGCAGGTCGACCGGCTGGTCGCCTGCACCGTGGCCTTCCACCACATCGAGCACCCGGCCTATCCGGGCGCGACCGGCGAGACGCTGTTCCGCGCGGTCTATTCGGACCCGGCGCTCGGCTTCATCCGTGACCAGGCGCTGGAGTTCATCGGCGACTGGGGAAATTTTACGCCGAGCTCGAACGCGGCCTGATCGAGCACGTTCGAATATTGGCCTGGCTGGGCGCCATACCGCGCCCGGCCACGCCGCCGGGCAAGAAGCCGCCCGCCGATCCCCCGCCGAGCAAGTCCCGGCTGGAAACCATGCGCGAGCAGGGCATCGAGCCGCCCGATCCGTTCGCGGAGATGCCCCAGATCGTCGAATGGCTGATGGAAATCGGGCCGATCGAGGCCAGCAGCGCCGGCCGCGCGCCGTTGAGCTGGGGCGCGATCAACGAATGGTGCATCGGCTCCGGCGCCGACCTGGCGCCGTGGCAGCGCCGGCTGATCCGGCGGCTATCGGTGGCGTTCGCAGCCGAGACGCAGCGAGCCGAAGATCCCGATGCGCCGCACCCGTCAGCGGCGGCCCCGATCGACCGCCCTGCCGTCGGCCGAGCCGTGCGGGACGCGCTCGCGGCATTCAAGGCGCCGAGGGCTTGAGCCTGCCGCGAGAAAGATGCAGCTTCCCGCCCTCACATTGGAGGGCGCCTATGAAGGGCATAATTCTCGCAGCGATCGCCGCTATCGCATCGCCGGCCGCCGCGGCGGACCAGTTCGACCTGGTCTGTTCTGGCCGCGACCGCAGAGATATAGAAAATCAACGTTATCGCGTCGATCTCGTGCGCAAAGAATATTGCTCCGGTGATTGCCAAGAAGTAAGGCCAATCGCAGAAGTCACCAGCGGAATGATAACTCTTACAAGGCACGATCCATCCCCACCGGACCAGGAACGGTCATATAATCAGATCAATAGAACCACCGGAGAGTGGAATTGGTACTGGAGCAATATTCGAGTTTCTCTCCGAACGCAGGACGTAAAAGGCTCCTGTCAGCCCGCCGCGTTTAGCGGATTTCCCGCCGCGAAGTTTTGACGTTCCCGACTACCCGCTGAACAACATCAACACCACAATATTGGGCGGC